CACTGCCTGAGTACCAGTCGCTAGGGTAGTCGTTGACCTTGACACCTACCCCGATAACTTCAAACCTTGGGTCGCGGATGTAACTCTCGGTGGTCATCTTCGACAGACTAAAGTCCTTGTCGTAGTAGGTTTCAAAGTCTATGGTTACGATGTCCATTGCCATCACTCGCCACGCGCTTCAATAAGTTTGTCGATGTAGTGCTTTGCTTTCTTTACGTCGCCAAACCCTCCTTTGACATCACAACGTGCAAGATATTTGATTGCGTTACCGCGCAGAAACCCAGCAAACTGCTCGGGTGTCATCCATGATTCCATTGCTGCCCAAGGTTGCACGGCCATGTCCTTGTAATGAGAACCACCAACTTGTTGTTGGTCAACCTTTTCACTTGGCTTAGATTCTTCGCGGACAGGCGTAGCTTGTTCTTCCTTACGAATCTTGTAGACCATAGGCATAGCTACCTTAAACTTTGCACCAACTTCTTTTGGTACGGCAAGCGGGTTCTTGCGGAAATACTCACGAACTTTTTGCGACTTACTTTTCATTTTCTCTTTCCTTTAAGTTGAATTTTTCTCACGTAACCTAGCTTCAATCAAGTGGTAGAACAAGATCAAACCACCACCGTCATGCTCAACCAGTACCTCTTGGTACTCTTCGTCCGTCAGCCCCACCCACTCGCCCTTCGCACACGCCTCACGCTCGGCTGCGGCGACAAGGGCGGCAAAGTGTTCAATGTCACCATGCAGCGTCAGGCCGTTGGCCTCGATCAATTTAAATACATCAGTCATGCATTCTTCTCCTTCAAGGCCCGCTCCACAGCCTCCATGAACACCAGCCAGTCAGCAGACATGGCCCCGCATTCCACCGCAATAGCCTCGCGCTCCCACTCTGTCAGCCCCACCCATTGCCGGTTTGAGGAATGCTCTTGAGAAATGGCTTGATGCTCAGGCAAAACCTTTATCCGGTCAAACATCTCCTTGCCCTTGCTGTAGAAGTCGTGGTTTTTTCCTGTGATGTAACTTTTTTTCATATCAGTAAACTCCAAATCCAAATGCCGGTGAGGGACGCCAGTCCAAACAACACCATTAGCACCGTCAGTGCAGCGCTGGTCATCAGCCTACCAATCGTGCGCCATGTGTCATCGTCTTCTTCAGTCATTCGGCTTCTCCTTAGGTTTAATAACACGCACCACTGCCTCTGAAGTTACAAAGCGATGCTCGTTGGCGCACTCATACCTACGGTACACCGTATTAGCAGGGCGACTACGGGTTTCCTTGACAGTCGCCCATGCCTTGCATAGGGGGCACTTCATAAGAACACCCCGAACTTTTGTCGGAGTGCTTTACTCTGCTCCCTGCATACTTGGTTCACGACATTTACTGTGTGCTGCACAGTTGGTTGCCTATGAAAGTTGAGAAACGTAACCTCGGCACTCTTCACAAATCCCTCAAGCAATTGCGGAGGGAACTCGTTGTTTTTGATACAAGTGTACAAGAGCGTAACCCATCTGTCATGCTCCCATTGAGGTGCATCCCATACCTGTTTACCCTTACGCTGCGCTGCAACTTGTTCGCAGATAGCTTGCAGTACCCCAAGCTTGGCTCGTACCTTGATACCGTACTTAAAACGGCGCAAGGCACGGAGCCACTCTCGACGTTTGTCATCGTCGATACGGGGCATATCAGACACCAAACTTAGCAGCAGTGCTCATGGCAGTAAGCTTGTCGATGTCTATGTCCAACACCACCTCGTTCTTGGTACGTTCCTTGATCTCTCTGTGTTTGTTCTTAACATTCTCAGGAATCAAGTCCCACAGTGGAGGCCATGCTTTGAGCGCCGGGCCTAGTGTGCTGTACGCCTCGATAATTTTCTTAACCATATCAACGAACTCTGCGCGGCGCTTTTGCGCATCAGCCTTGCGCTGATTAAAGGCTACCACCTCGGCCTGAAACGCATCCCAGCACTGTCCTCTGAGTATAAGACCGCCGCTGTATGACGAACTATTTTTCTTGGCAAAATCGCTCTCAATAAAGGTGTGGGGCCAAGGCTGGAAGGTAGCGAAGGTGAACGTCATGTTACATTCAACGCCGCCTACTTTTTCTATCTCGATCTTATCAACTGTCCTCAGCCAACCAGCAGGAAGTTTTGCAATGTACGGCTTGACTTCATTGAACAGGGTGTCATAAATAGTCTGACCCCATGCGTTGTCAGGCTTAGACTGCTCGGCTCTGTCTATAGCAGGTTGCATCTTGTTGCGAGCACTTGCCAATATAGCGTTGCTAAGTTCTGTGCTAAAACGTACTGTTGCCATATCAATCTCCTATATATGTAAAACATCCAACCCACTGCTTGTAGTGGTACTGCTCAACAAGCCTGAACATCTCAGGCTTTCCTCCTATCAATCGAATTACGCAGATGTCTCCGCGTTTTATGTGTGCTTTGGGGGTAATCACATCACCACCACTTCACCGAAGGGTGCAGTGCTCTCGTCAGTGGATACCCACAGCACTGGTGCATCAGGCTGATCGCCGAAGCTGCTGCAACACAGGTCAGTCAGGAACACAATGGCTACGGGTGTAAGGCCATGCTCGATGATCTCAGCGAACACCGGAGCAAAGTCCGTACCGCCACCGCCGTGGGGCTTGATGTCAAGGTCATCATGCTGCTCGTAGGATTCCACATGGCTGACCTCGCTGTCGAAGTACATCACATGGATACGCTCTGGCATCAGGTCGTCCTTGACTTTGCCTATCTCAGCGGCAAACTGGGCAATGGTGTTCTGGTCGATAGAGCCTGAGCAGTCCACTGCAAACACGATCTCACCCATCTGCTCACCGCTGACACTGGGCAGGTACAGTCCCTGTGCAATGAAGCGGCGGTTGAACCGGGAGAATGATCGCTGGTCAGTGCGGGCCTTGACAAGAAAGCGTTGCAACACATCACGCCAGTCAACCTTGGGTCTGAGTACCTCATCAACCAAGCGTTCCATGTTTGCGCTCAGCTTGCCCATCATCTTGGCAGCTTGTGCCGCTTGTGCCACCTTTACTTTCCACTCGGCTTGCTCCTGTGCTTGCTCGGCAGGTGAACCTTCAGCATCTTCACAGTTGTCAAGCCTGTCGTCTGCACCGCTACCCTCATCCTGCTCCGGCAAGATGTTGTAGATACCTTCACTAGTGCCGCCGCCAGCAGCATAGATGTTAGGGTCATGCAGTCCCCGCTTAGGCATTTTACCAATGCTGTCGTCTACCAACAGCTTGTTGATTACATAGTCAGCCGCGTTGTTCCAACGGCGGTGCTGTCTCTCCTGTCTACGGTAGTTGTGCTCAAGCATCGGATGCAAACACTCGTGTGCTACAAGGAACTTCAACTCCTCATCTGTCAACTCGTTGCAGAAGTCGGGGTTGAACACCACCCGCTTGCCGTTGGTTGCCGCAGTGGGTATCTCTCGGCTCAGCAGGAACGGCATACTGAGTGCCACCGTACCAATGAACGGATGCTCCAAAATCAGAGCGGTCTTGGCTTTGGCAAGCCGTATCCTCATCTTGGCTTCTTCTTGCGGGGTGATTTGTTTCACCTCCTCTTTGGGCATCACACTAGTCATTACATACCTCCATTCATAAATACGGACATCTTGTCCATGATTGCTTTGGCTTCAGCCGCTGTATCACGGCGAAGGTCGGGATCATTACGCAGTGCCTCGGGGTGCTTGATCAATGACGCCTCAACTTGTTGACGCATGGCTTCAAGGTTAGGATCATCACTGAAGTTCAGCCTTGGCAACAGGGCACAGATTTCACGGGTGTTCTCCAGCATGGAGTCACGGAAGATCGCCTTGGGATCAGCCAGCTTCTCAGCCATGTGCTTTACCCTGTCGTAGAGCCGAGTCCATACGTCCTTCAGTGCAGCCTGCTCTGCGTCCTTCACACGCCGCTCAACATCTTGCTGGATACGGGACAGTTCTTCACTGCCAATGGCAACCCGAAAGTCACTGCTTGGCACAGGGAACACAGCCATATCCATGCTGAACTTGGAACGCAAGTCAGCTTGACTGGGGTAGTCTGCGGCGTTGTACAGGGAGCCAAGGATGCGCTGTGCATCCAGCATGTCCTGATCGTAGTCATCGTAGAACTCCTGCACCAACACCTGCCACTCTCCCTTTTCCTTACGGAACTCAGACATGAAGTGCAGATAGTTAGCAGTGGGCAGCATCATCGTGCCATCCAAACCCCACGGCAACGTGTTGTCGTAGTACTTGGTACGGATGAGCGTAGTCTTCTTGTGGATGTTGTCCAGCTTGTCGTTCATAGGCAGCAAGGACTTGTTGAAACGACCAGCAGCTTGGCTTGCACCATGCGCTGTCGTCACCTCCTTGGATGCACTCTTGTCGTACTTACGGGCTGTCCACTGTGACACGTTGAGTTGCACCAACAATGCTCGGTCATTCAGATTCATAGTGATACTCCTTAGAACAATACGTTTTGGTGGTTGATCGACCACTTGGTGAAGGCTTGGGTGTTAGCCAAGTCAGGATTGCGCCGTGCTGCATAGCTGACAGTCAGCACAGAGAACTCGGGAGGCATACGCTCAGAGTAGGCGCAGACCCTCTCGAAGTTACCCTCAGTAGCCCGCTGTGCCAGAGCACCGGACAGAGCGTACAAAGTGGCAGGGTCACTGGGCACATCACTGGTGCTTGGGTTCAGCAAGATAGCGTCAGGGTTGGGCAGCTTACGGAAGATACGCACAAACCCTACAAACTCAGCAGCAGCGCCCTCACCAACAGCACCCTTGAACGACTCGAACTCTGCCTCCGAAGGGACAGTACCAAGCACATCGGACACACCCTCAACCCAAGCACGGGGTGTAGCGTTCTGGTCACGCTGTGGGTCAAAGTCATGCAACAAGTTGGGACG